TATGGCGTAAACTCAAGGCTAACCGTGACCGAGAATGGCGCTCTGTGCCATATCCAAACTGGCGCTGCTCACGCGGAGGGCGGGATATATGGTGAAAGACGATATAAGCCCGCCGGGGGCGTGGAAGGAGGAGATGGAGCGCATTCCTTGGGGATACGGTCAGAAGCAGGGCGACAGGCTTGCTAATGCGTTTTTAGCCATGCGGCGTTTGGGGTTATACGATGAAGCCACGCTGCTAGAATTGGAAATCAAGACGCTGCGTAACGAGATTGAATTTTTGCTAAACCGCTGACTACTCACCTGTAGTTTAATTGGTAGAACCCCGGGTTTTGGCCCCGGTGATCCTCGTTCAAGCCGGGGCGGGTGAGCCATCTATTAGGTACAGCGCACGTTCGTCCTGACGCCGCTTCACAAGGCCGGGCAGCACACGCCCGCCTGCCTTCGTCCACTTCATAAACTCGTCAGCGGCTTCGTCAAACTCGCCGCGGTTGGTTTTCATGCGTAGGCTAGAGCGTTGCAGGTTGCCAAGGCCGACGTTGAAGGCAAAACTCACCAATGCGTCAAACCGGCCTTGATGATTAACAGCAGAAGGGCAAAGTCGGGCCACGCCGCGCTCAAACCGGCCAAGGTCTTGAGCAAGGATAGCGTCAACCTCTCCCATAGTGAGGTTGCGATCCCAACCCTCGGGTATCGGTAAGGTGCGCCGTTCCTCATATTTCACCGCTGCGTGTGAAGGGTCTATAACGTGGCCGACCCCGACCGTCCATAGCAGGGCCGGACACCGATAAGGGCGCATCCTTACGCCCTCATGATGTTTAATCATGTGGATCGCGGCAGGGCTAACCTTCACTTTTTGCCGAAAGCCTGCGTACCAAACCAAAACGCGATGATGCTGCTCAAAATTAGCATCTCGTCGTCAGAGAACACTTCGGCCATTGCGGCGGCAAACGGCACACCCGTGTTGTAGGCATACCAAACGCCTGCAATGTTGATGGCGACTAGTTCTAACACGAAGATGTAGGTCACAACCGGGCGCACCGAGGCACGAAGGTTGATCATCCATTGGCTTGCGCCTTTGCCGATCTCAACGTCGTGGCTATACAGCGCCTGACGCTCCTCGGCAGCCGTCTGCGTCTGCACCTGCTCTAGTTTGATTTCCTCAACCCGTGCTTGCGCGATAAAGCCGCGTTCTGCGAGGGCTAGTTCACGCTCCTTTTGCGCGGCAACTAGGGCAAGCTCATGCTTCTTGTCCTGCCGGTCTTGAAAAATTTGCAGAATCTTGGGCAAACCGCCCGCAAGGAACGACAAGAACGTGCTAACCATCGTCATCATTTGTTGCGTTCCTCAAGCAATTTGACCCGCAATTGTAGGTCGTAAATCTTATCTAGCAGTTCTTCCTTTTGCTTTTGGCGATTAGCAGCACTAATGGGGCTGTCCGTTGGCACACCCTCGGGCGTAATCAGGGCGGGCATCTTACCCTCTATGGCGATCAGGCGATTGTTGAATGATGTGATTTCCGTGAGCAGCCAGCCTACAGCGGCCAGCAGCACCGGAAACAACATATCCACAATCTTCTGCATATTCACTTTTGCAGAGCCTCAAGGAGCAACATTCCCATGCTGCCAAGTGCGCCGAGCAATACGATGATGATGGTACCGCCAACTTTCAGAACCAGTTGCTCAAGGCGTTTGAGGCGAGCGTTAATGGCTTCGTATCGCACCGCACAAACGTCAATGTGGCTCGTTACGGTCACTTCAAGTTCTTGCACAGTCGTCATTACTCTGCACTCCACGGAAGCGGTTTGCTTACAGTCGGCGGGTTGACGGCCATATCTAGCTCACGCGCTACGTTTGCCTCAACCTCGGCCTTATCCACGCCGTTCGCCCACGCCCAGCCCAACACATCAGTCTCGGTTAAGTTTGGGTAAGCGATAAACGTATCGCCCGGCGAGGCAAAACCAACGGTGCCGTAATGACTAGCAGTAAACTGACCGCTACTATCGGTGCAACGCCAAGCGGCAGTTACCACAACGTCGGTGTGCAAACCGTCTTGCGGCTTAACAATCAGGCTTTCAATTTTCCAAGTAGCCATTTAATACTCCTTGCCAAGTCGGTCTTTTGCCAACGCGTAATCGGCAGCGTAATACTCGCGCACAAATGCTCTAACCTTGTCGGTGATAACGCTGCGGCCAAAATCAGTTGAAGTGTTGTAACGCACCAATGGCTGTTCCGTGTTACCGGTGACACGGCGCAATTCCGCTTCCATGTTGTGAAAGTCTAATGCTTGAATGTTGGAATGCGTAAACCATTCAGCCTGCGGCTTAAACAGCATTTCAAATTTGATGGGTAGCGCCGGGATCATATCCACAACTTCATCGTAAGAAACTTGTTCTGCTGCTTTGTTAATGCCCTGCTCATCAATAAAGCGTTGAAAATCATCCCGTGTGTATGGCATTTGCTTTATGTGCAGTATTGCACTTTCAAACCGAGCGAGAGGGTCTCGCATAAAGCAATAAACTTGGTACTGCAAAAGGTTGGAGTATTTCCCCGCGTATTCTTCAAAAAAACGATGCGGCCCTCCCAAAGACTTCCAGCCTACGGAAGTTAAGAAATGGCAAATTGTAAATGTTCCAACTTTCGTAGGACACAAAAAAGCCTTTTTGCTGGCTTTGTGGAACATCATTACGGCTGCTCCGATTCGCTCAACGGAGAGATTTCCAACGGCCCAACTCTGTCTTGTATTTCTGACAAATTTTCATTGATTGGGCGCGGTGGAACAACAAATTCATCTATAGCAGAATTATAAATAAACCCAATTCCTGCATATAAACCGCGAAATTGATCGTTATAAGAAGTTTGCTTCCAAACCGCATTATCTCCATACAACGAATGCAGAAACGCAATGCCGAGCGGTTCGGAATCTGGAAACGGCAAATTCTGAACTACCGCGTTGTTTACAACAACAACTTCTAAAACAATGTTGTTTTCATCAAGTTTTGCAAAATGCGCCATACATCACCAAGTAATAGAACCAGAGCCGGTGAACGTATACGTTCTGAACCCGCCAGAAACCGACACGCTTGGGGAGCCTGTTGTAGATACGGCAGCCGCATAAGAATCTGAATAACGAACAATCACAATACCCGAGCCGCCGTTGCCGCCGGTGCCACTTGCAACTCCAATAATTCCACCCATTCCAGAACCACCGCCGCCACCGCCTCTATTAGCAGTACCTGCGGTTGCAGTAGTGGTATTGCTGCCAGCGCCGCCACCGCCTGACCCGCCAGAGGCACCGCCACTAGCAAATCCACCACCACCGCCACCGCCAGCGTAAGTGGTTCCAGCAAATGTTGAGCCACCGCCGCCTTGCAAGACACCCGCGCCACCCGCGCCACCGCCGCCGCCAGAATTTCCTGTTTGATCACCTAATGAAGCGGTGCCGCCTGAATTACCCCCCGTGGCTCCAGCACCTCCCGGTCTATTATCAGAGTGAGAAAATGTTAGGGTACCGGGAGGGTTATCTATGTAGTTAGCCGATCCACCGCCGCCGCTGCCCGAACCGCTGGTAAATGCCTGTTTTCCTTGTTCGTTGTGGCCGCCGCCAGCACCGCCGTTTGAAGTTATGGTGGAAAATACGGAGTTATTTCCATAATTTCCATCATTTGCTAGTGACCCGCTACCGCCGCCACCAACTGTGACCGTGTAGCTAGTTCCCGCACTAATAGAAAATCCTGACGCAGTTCTGTATGCGCCTGCACCGCCGCCGCCACCGGGGTTAAATTGTTGGTAATAATAAGGCGTGACGTAGAAAGCGACTGTATTTGAGCCGCCGCCAGAGCCACCTCCTCCAACGACGAGATATTCAACGCTTGGCGGCGCACCGAATGTCGTAATACTATTGCTGGCCGCGCTAGATGGGCTATTACCAATAGCGTTAGTGGCAAACACCGTAAACGTATAAGCAGTATTTGCCGTCAACCCCGTTACGGTAATTGTGCCGCTGCCTGCTTGGCTCAATGTCGCCGTTATACCGCCGGGGCTACTTACCGCCGTGTAACTTGTAATGACGGAACCGCCATTGCTTGCTGGTGCGGTATACGAAACAGTCGCTGTTGTGCTGCTCGTTGCCGTTGCGGTGCCAATAGTCGGCGCGCCGGGGACTGTAACTCCCCGCGCAGCTATCAGCAGTTGCATGATTCCCGACATATTAGGTTACGTTCCCGCTGATGACGCAGTTATCGCTGTCAAGGAAAAGTACCGTTGCCACGCCCCTTGTTGCAAGAGTTACGCTGGCACGATCTGTGTTGGTGCCTGCAACGTAAGCAATGCTGATGCTGCACTCCACCGTTATATTGCCGGTCGTTGCGTTGTAGAGAGAAATGACGTTTCCGGTTGCCATAACGGCATTTGGAATAACAATTTTGCCGCTAGTACCTATACCAATGAACCGTCCAGAATCACCCGCTGAAACGGTGTATGTGGACGTTTTATTTGAACCTGACTGCGGAATGTTTCGCACATATCCATACTGATCGTTGATGCTAGTGATGGACGCGCCGACCGCGGTTAAGGTGCCACTAACCCCGACATTGCCTGTAGAAGTAGCAATACGCATTCGCTCAACGCCGTCGGTAGCGAATACAAGGTTGTAACCATTGTTAGTGGTAAACGATGCAATAGAGTCATCGCCCATCGCAACACCAAGAGCATTGGTGCCGCTGTTTTGCCACATCTCAATAAAGTTGTTGGTGTTGTTACCCCATGTGGCGGGAGCGTCAAAGTTGTTGGTGACTCTAAAAGATGCGGTGTTTGTTCCGACCCCAAGATTGCCCGACGTATCTATCTTGACCCTCTCGCTGCCTCCGGTGTAGAAGGTCATCGGGAGGTAGGAGCCGGTGCCGTTTATGCCGGAAGCAAGTTGGATTTCAGCGCCTGTTGCAGCCAAAGTCCCTGTTGACTGGTTATTTGGATCGGATGAATTACCAACTTGAAATGTCGCAAGGTTTCCGGTGCCATTTGGAATAGAACGAACTTGAGTGTTGCCGTTAGCGGTGCTTGTTTGGAACATCACTCGGCTGGCAACCGTTGCATTGCTCATGTCGCCCGTGATGCGCTGGGCGGTCGTCGTAAACGCAAGGTTGCCGGTGGTGATCGTCGCCGTGCCTGCGTTCAGCGATGCTACAGAGGCGTTGGTTACAGTTAGCCCTGTTACCACAGCGGTGCCGACGTTGGCCGAGGCTACGCTTGCTCCCGTCGCCGTCAGGGTCGTTATAACAGCCGTGCCTGCGTTCGCAGACGTAATGGATGCCGTTACCGCCGCAAGGGACGCAACACCCGTGATGCTGCCGCTGTCGTCTACGATGACGCTGCTGTTTTGGATCAGTTTTCCGGTGGTCAGGTCAAACCGGGCAATGGCGTTGTCAGTAGATGAAGCAGGGCCAGTTACATCGCCACCGCCGCTTGCTGCGGTTGCCCATGACAACGTGCCGGTGCCATTGGTAGACAGAACCTGCCCGT